AAGAACTCGTGGAAAGACGAGTGGCTAACGATTGTGTTCAGCATACCGCTGATACTTGTCTTTATACCAAGCATGGTCACACATATCCAGGCAGGGTTCAACGCATTGGCAACTTTGCCGATTTGGTATCATGAGATACTAATGGTTATCGTGCTCGCCTCATTTGGCGTTAAGGCCGGTAAGGGAATTGTAGAAATGATAGGAAAGAAGTAATGGCAGCTACGAAGAAAAGAACAGCACCTAAGCAGTTTAAGACCTGTGCAGGTTGTAAGAGCAAGGCTAAGTGTAAAGCCGCTAAGAAGTGTTTAGGTAAGAAGGGCTATTAAGATGAGCAAGTATGTAGATCCAGTAGAAGCATTCGACGAAGGTCGTTTACTAGAAGGTGACAAAGACCTTCCAAAGGCTGACAAGCCTAAAGCGCCTAAGAAGAAAGCTAAGAAGCAGTGCTCTGCCTGTGGTCAACAGTCTTTGACGGGCTCTACTTACGGTGGCTAAGTCTAAAAAGCCTAATCAGATCTGTGCAGAGGGTAAGAAGTGGGCTCAAAAGACCTTCGATACTTACCCTTCTGCATACGCTAATATGGCAGCTTCTAAGTACTGTAAAGATCCAAACTACGCTAAGAAGGCTAAGAAGAACCGTGGGTGATCTGAAGAAGTGGGTAGACCAAGAGTGGGTGCGTATTAACACCGATGGCGACATCGTAGGTGCATGTGGTACATCACCAGATACAACTGACCCAGATCGTTGTTTACCTCGTAAGAAGGCTGAGAGTTTAACAAAGGCTCAACGAGCCGCTACAGCGCGTAAGAAGAAACAATCTTCTAAGAAAGTCGTATCCAACACGAAGAAGGCGAAGGTGCGTAATGGCTGAACAGTCTCAATCAGAATTCATGGCAGCGAACAATCCATACTCTTCGCTACCCACTCGTGCAAGAGGTGAAAGTCTCTACGATTACCTAATCAGGCTTTCTCAAGCCCGTGGTGGTATGATGCTGGGTGAAGCTAGTCCAACAGTTGACGATGTGGTCGCTGAAGAGATCACTACACAGCCTCTGGGTGTGCTTATTAAGCAAGACACGGGTGATGGTGGTGATAACAACGAAACACCTATGACGCCTGAAGAGCAAGAAGCTATGCGTCGAGGAAAGATTGAACGTGCTGTAGGTATGCTGACTGGTCAGACTAATCCAATGGTTTATTCCCTTGGAGCGTCGTTAGGCATACCAGGGGCTATTATTGGAGGCATTGCAGACTGGGATGCTAATGCCACTCTTGATAAACAACTTGAAGCTGCTGGATACTCTGGCGAAGTTACTGATATGACATACGATCAGATTCAAGCCCTTCGCGACAACCCTGCGTTTTTAAATCAACAGCTAACTACAGGTAACTTAGGCTTTGGTTCACAGGGCTATAAACAAGGATTGTTTGATGATCCGGGCAGTGTGATTGGAAACTTGTTTAGTGATATCTTAGGTTCTAAGCCTGAAATTACAGACTTTCAGTCTCAATATCGCGGTGGCGGTAGTGGAGGTTTTTCAATCCCTGGTATTACTTCCTTGTCTCAAGTAAACCCTATGACGCAAACCTATCCAGGCGCGGTTAACTTTGGAGCCCCTTTACAGACTGGTATGCTATCTTGGGGAGCCCCTGGAGTTAATACTGTGTATGCCCCAGGATATACTCCTGCAACAGCGGCTACAGGCTTTACAGCTACCTCGCCTTATGGCTTTGGTATGATGACTCAGCCAACTGTCTCTACAGTAAGCAATACGACTAACACTGCACCGACCTCTCCAATCGGTCAACAAGCTTACGGTGGAACCGTTGTAGGTGTTGATGCTGCTGGTAATTTCAATATTGACCGTACTGGCAACGGAATTGCCGATGTGAGAACTGGTGTAAGTCCTACCACAGGACAAGTAAATACTTATAACTTTAACATTGATCGAAGTAACGATACCGGCAGTAGCTCTCCAAGCGGTAATGGTGGTGGTGATCGCGACGCCTCTGGAGATGTTGGAGGAGGTTATGGATCAGATCCTTCTGGTGGCGCTTCAGGGAGTCCTTTCTAATGGCTATTACATATCGGGGTGAAACCTTTAGCGGTTACAACAAACCTAAGCGTACTCCTAATCATCCTAAGAAGTCACACGCTGTGTTGGCTAAAGAGGGCGACACAATCAAACTAATCCGCTTTGGTCAACAAGGCGTGTCTGGGGCGGGTAAGAACCCTAGAACTCCGGCTGAGAAAGCCCGTAGACGTAGCTTTAAAGCCCGTCATGCTAAGAATATCGGCAAGGGAAAACTTTCTGCGGCATATTGGGCTAATAAAGTCAAGTGGTAGTATTGACTTTTTATAACTTTTGTGCTATAATATTCTGATTAGAGAAAACACATGACATACTTAGAAGCAGTCAACAAAGTCCTACGTCGCTTACGAGAGCGTGAAGTATCTTCGGTTACTGAATCCACATACTCTAAACTCATTGGTGAATTCGTCAACGAAGCGAAGACAGAGGTGGAGAACTCTTGGAACTGGTCAGGTCTTCGTGTAACCCTTTCGGCTACAACAACCCCTGATGTCTTTAACTATGAATTGAACGGTGCTGGTAACCGTGCGACGATTCTCAATGTTATTAACGACACCAGTAACAACTTCTTGGAATACAAACCGTCTACATGGTTCGACGAGAAGTTTACCTTAGAGACTCCGACAACTGGTTCGCCTATGTACTATACGTTCAACGGGCTATCACTTGATGATGATTCTCAGATTGACGTATTCCCTATTCCCGATGCAGCCTACACCATTCGTTTTAACTGTGTACTTCGAACAGCAGACATGGTGAATGATATTGATCCAATCTATGTACCTTCACTGCCTGTCGTGCTGTTAGCCTACGCTAAAGCTGTCGAAGAGCGTGGTGAAGACAACGGAGCCTCAGCATCATCAGCGCTGTCTAATGCAGTACGCAACTGGAATGACGCTATAGCCTTAGATCAATCTAAGCATCCGTATGAACAGGACTTTGTAACTGTATGACAAAGCAACTATCAAGTGCATCGATTGCAGCGCCTGGGTTCTTCGGGCTCAACACGCAGGAGTCTTCGATTACTCTTGCAACTGGATATGCACTACAGGCTGACAACTGCGTCATTGACAAGTATGGTCGATTAGGGGCGCGGAAGGGTTGGTCGTATGTTGCAGAACAGGCTTCTGTTGATCTCAAGGGCGGATATCGCTTTGTAGACATTGATGGGTCTGAGTACTTCGGAGTCTGGTCAGACACCAACTTTTATCTATATACAGGTGGAACTCTATCTCCTATTACCTACAACGGAACACAAACGATTACAGAAGGTAACTGGCAGTTTGTAACCTTAAATGACCATGCATATGGCTTTCAAGCCGGTTACGAGCCGATTTACTTTAACCCTACAGCGGGTGATCTAGACGACATGACTAACTCGCCTAGTGCGTCTGGTACGCCTCCACAGGCTAATGTAGCCTCTGGTGCATACGGACGAGTCTGGGCAGCTAACACAGCCACTAACAAGACTACGCTGTACTGGTCTAACCTTTTAGATGGTGCATCGTGGAACAGTGGTGACGCAGGCTCGTTAGACATCTCAAGTATCCTAGTTGCAGGTAACGATGAGATTACAGCCATCGGTGCTCAGAATGGTCGTTTGATTATCTTCTGTTCTGACAACATCATCATCTTTGATGATCCGTCTAGCTCCACTTCGTTTAGTCCTGCAAACATGCAGATGGTCGAAGTTATTAAGGGCATTGGCTGTATAGCCCGTGACAGCGTACAAAACACGGGTACGGATATCTTGTTTCTGTCTTCTACAGGACTTCAGTCATTAGGACGGGTCATTCAAGAGAAGTCACAGCCTATGCGTGATATCTCTAAGAATGTTCGAGATGATATTGTAGGAGCAATCTCTGCTTCGACGAACTCAGCAATCCGTGCAGTGTATCATGCTGAAGAGGCTTTCTACCTACTGTACTTTCCAGCCATTCGTCGCATCTACTGTTTTGATATGCGTACACCCTTACAAGACGGCTCAGCCCGTGTAACGGTGTGGGATAATCAGACACACACAAACATGGTTGCTAACGGTGAGTTGTTCTTTACTAACGTAGATGGTTTAGCCCAGTACCGTGGATACACAGACAACGGTAACGCATACCGTCTAAAGTACTATACAACCTACTTTGACTTCGGTAACGCAACACAGTTTAAGATACTGAAGCGGTTAGCTGTGACAGTCATTGGCGGGTCTAGTCAAGACTTTGTACTCAAGGCGGGCTTTGACTACACAGACTCATATCAGTCGTTTGCGGCTCAGCTGTCTACTAAGGCTATCTCTGAATATGGAGAGGCTGAGTACAACATCGCAGAGTATGAGTCGGGAACACTTGCAGAAACACAACGTGCCTCTATCGGAGGTTCTGGTGAAGTATTGCAGGTAGGCTTCGAAGCCACTGTAGACGGTTCAGCATTATCAATTCAGAAGATGGACATCTTTGTTAAACAAGGCAGGATTTTCTAATGTCTAACTACACTAAACTTACAGACTTTGCATCAAAGGATTCTCTGCCTACCGGTAACGCGGCAAAGATTGTCAAAGGTACAGAGATTGACGATGAGTTTGAGGCTATCGAGCAAGCAATTGCTACGAAGGCTGATACGAACTCTCCTACGCTCACAGGTACGCCTTTAGCGCCTACAGCAGGGTCAGGTACTACAACCACTCAGATCGCTACTACAGCGTTCGTACAGACAGCTTTACGGCAAAGCTATCCAGTTGGCTCAGTCTATATCAATGCAGCTAGTGGTACTAACCCATCTTCACTGCTTGGCTTTGGTACTTGGGAAGCCTTTGGAGCCGGTCAAGTCATGGTTGGACTAGACTCAACAGACACGGAGTTTGACACCGTATTAGAAACAGGTGGCGAGAAAGGTGTCGCATCACTTGCAGAAGCAGGTGCTACAAACTTGATGCCATTCATAACAGTATACATGTGGAAGAGGACAGCATAATGGCTAGTTGGTTAACCCCTACAGTTGCATCGATTGGACTTGGGTTACTAGGTAACTACCAAGCTCGTTCGGCTGCACAGGATGCGGCAGAGGCTCAACAGCGTACCGCTGAAGCTGCGGCTGCAATGTCAGAATTCAAGCCCTATACCGTTACCACTGGGTTTGGTACAGGTTTCTTCGATGAAGAAGCACAGAAAGCAGGATACGTCTTAGATCCTACACTACAGGCTTATAGAGATGCTTTATTGGGCTTAGGTGCTCAAGCTCTCCCTGAAGGTGTAGACCCTCGTGCCGCCACTCAACAGTACTATGATGAGATGAAGGCTGTACAGGCTCCAGGGCAAGCCGCTGAAGACATCGCCATGCGTAACCGTCTGTTTGGTACAGGTCGTTTAGGTATGCGTCTAGCTGGCGAAGGAGCCGGTGCTGGTGTAGGCACAGGGATGTATCAGCCAGACGTACTTGGCGTCAGTCAATCACGCGCTATGGCAGATCAAGCACTGGCTATGCAGGCTAGACAGCAAGCACAGAATGAGATGGATGCTGCTATTGCTCGTGGCACAGGACTGTTCCAACAAGGTTTCGGTGTCGAACAGCTTGGTATGTCTCCATTGACAATGGGTGCAGAGTTTGGTGGCCGTGCTTCGACAGCCGGTGCTAACGCTGCCTCAGCACTCATGCAGGGCGGTTTAGGAGCTGCACAAGCCAACCTAGCCGCAGGGCTGAATACTTCGAACACACTATCAGGATTAGGCTTAGGTCTCCTGAAGTACAACTCATAAGGAAGTAACATGGCAATGGATTATTCTGGATTGTTTAAGAATCCCGCTGAAATTAGAGCCGGTCGTGTAGGAAACATTGTTAGACAACAACAACAACTTGGCGGATTAGGTGGATCAATGTCTGGTCTACTTGGTCAAGTTGCTGGTGGCGGGAACATTATGGGGCAGATGCTTGCCGAAGGTATTGCAGGCGCTACAGGCATGAAGACGGAAGAAGAGAAACAAGCTGAAACAGCACAAAAGATCTTCCAAACTATTGAGCCTGACGATCCTGAGTCGTACTTTAAAGCCGCTAAAGCTTTAAACGATGCCGGTCTTACAAAAGCTTCTTTGGCAATGGTTGAAAAAGGTACTCAAACCAAAACACAACAGCAAGAAGCGCAGTATCGAGCAAATCAAGAAGCTCGTGCGCAAACATTGTTCCCGCTACAAGTACAACAAGCTACTGCAAACATTGCATCTACTGAAGCCGGAACAGAGGCAACTGTTTCTGGCATGAAGCGAGCAGAAGAATTACAACCGTGGCAGATTAAAAATATTCAGTCAGGTATCTCATCTCGCTCAACCGCAGAGCAAATTTCGTTAGCTCAAGAAGGAAGGGCTTCGATTGAATTTGATAAACTCTTTCCATTGCGTGTTGCAGGTGCAGAGCAAGATATAACTTTAAAGGCTGAAGAAGGTGAACGTGCTCGTACAATGTTCCCGATCAAAGTCTTCAATGCTTCGCTGCAAGGGCAAGCTACACAGACTCAGATTGAACAGGCACGGCAGAACATGACATTCCGTGCTCAAGAGGTTGCACAAGCGGCTGAGTTACATCCATATAAAGTAGAGGCGTCTCAGCTAGGTATTGATAAACTAAATCAAGATCTTCGTAAGATTGGGATTGAAATTGACATGTCGGAGTTTGAACTAAGTCAACAAGGCAAGCCTACTCCTGAGCAATACGCTTCAAACTTGCAGTACTTCACAAAAGAATCTGTAGATGCATATTATCTCGCCGATCCTACCACACGAACATCTGATATGTTAAAGCCAATGGATGGTGCTAATCGAAAAGCAGCCTCTACCTTCGGTAAACAACTTATCGATCAAGGTATCCAACCAGGATCAGAAGAGTTTATCGATCACATGCGTCAGTTTAATGAAGCGACTATCAAAGGTAAGACTCAACAGACTATTACGCAAATGACAGATCCGTTAAAGCAAGCTGAGTTTGTTGAAAGCTCAATTACAGGCGATGATCTGTATAAGATGGCTCAGAAGTCGCAAGACGCTATCAACAAGTCTAGGAGCACAATTGATCTAGCTAAACGTGAGGGTGGCGAAGCCTTAACAGTTCTGCAACGTAACCTGTCAACTATTTATGACTCAAACGTCAAAGCAAAGTCTGAGATTGATCGTTTCATCGCAGATAACAAAAGTGTTGCTCGTACCTTCCAAGACTTTATTAGTCGATTGGCAGGCGGTCAAGTTAGTGCCGATACGTTTAAAAACTATGAGAACGTCTTAAAGGCTGCGGAACGTGGTATTGCTCAACAGAAGAAAGAAGTTGTTGATCGTAAGCTAGGTGTCTACGGCTCGTATTTGAGTGATGAAGTTAAATCTGACATTAACGCAACATACGGCAACTCAGATCCTCTTGGAATCCTATAGTAAGGAAAGTCAATGACTCAGGCTTTACAGCAGTTAAAAGATATCCACTCTCAAGACTATTCAACTATTCCGTTTGAAGAGTTTAAAGAGAAGTATCGTAAGAAGTTTTATGCCGACATGTCATCAGAAGACTTCGAACGTACCATAAACCCACCAATCGAAGACACGCAACGTACACCCGACCAAATTGCAGAAGAAGGTGATAAGAAAGAAGGTATGTTTTCTTATGTCCTAGACCAAGCACAGCTCGGTGTTAGTGATTTGCTTCGAGGGTTAGATCCAAGGCAAAGATTTGCAGACTTTGAAAATGCGGCAGAAAGTATTAAAAAGTTTGGTACGGCCCCTACTCAAGCTCAGCAGGACGAATATGAATCTGAGATTACAGCTCGTCGAGAAGGATATGCGCAGACATTTGGATACGAAGGTCTGCAACCTCGTACTCAAGCTGAACAGTTATTAGGACTGGCCGCATATGAAACAGCTCGCGAAGGCCCGTTAGCTATTGCGGGTGCTCGTGGGCCGTTAACTGCGGGAGTAGAATTAGGAGCTAGTTATTTATCTAGCCTTGCTGGTGCGACTGGGGCCGATACTGCTAGACAATTCGGTGGTGGAGAACTAAGTCAGCAAATTGCAGGTACAGTTTTAGGATCAAGTACATCGTTAACAGGGGCAGGCGTTCGTGGTAGTTTAAGTACTATACAACAAACTCGTGCTGCTATGAAGTCTCCAGATAAAGCCGGTAAGTTAAAAGACTCAGTTGATAAACTGACAGACTTCGTTTCTACTAACGAGGTTGGTGTAGCCTTGGATAAAGCGTTAACTGTACAGGCTGATTTGCCTGAAGTTATTGCAGCTACACAAAAGCTTTCTGAAGTTATTCCTCAACTCAAAGATAATCCTATCCCTGCGTTCTCTATTCTGGCAGATAACAAAGTACTTGAAAAGAACCTTGATAGGTTGTTGGTAACTCGGCCAGAGTTTGTTGCACAGGCGAAAGCCGATCTGTCAAATGCTAGAAACGCAGTGAGACAGTATCAAGAATCGCAGTTCGGGACATCTGGCCCCGACGTTGATGCCGCAGTTCGTAGCACGGTAGGGGCTAACTACGCATCACAGCTAGAAAGAACAACTAAGAACATACGCACACTCGACGATCAGTTAGACAACTTAGCACTTAAGTTCCAAACGGATACAGACTTAGTAACTGTAGGACAACGCGCATCTAATATTATTAAGGCTAAAGAGCAACAAGTTAGAGACAAGCTATCTCCTCAGTACGAGCGAGCAATTGTACAGGCTAATAAGGATGGTATTAGGTTACCTGCAACGTCTGTCAAGGCAATTAACGACTACGTTAGACTGACGAAACGGAAGGATACGTTTGCGACGTTTCCTAAGTTGTATGACTTGATTAGTACTAACTTCTCCCCAAACTCTAAAGGTCAGTTCAAACAACAGAATGTTCGAACTCTTGACTCACTAAAGAGACGTATCAATAAAGACATGCGTAAGGCAACTGATCCCGCTGACGTTCGAGTACTACAAGGCTTAAAAGACTTAGTAGAAAAGCAGGTTCAAAAGTTACCTGACTCTTTCTCAAAGCCTTATCAAGATCTTGACAAGGCTTACTACAATGAGTTAGGTGTACCATTCTCCGCACAAGGTATTCGACAGTTTAACTCAGCTAGGTTTAACTTGACAGCCGGTAACGTCCTAACAAAGCCTGAACAAGCGATGGATTTTCTACAGGTTGCAGGTAACGAAGGCGTTCCAGTAGTTAGGGATGCGATCCTTAATAAAATGGGGCCGACGGTTGTCAAAGACGGGGTAGTTGACCTCAGAGCATACAGACGTTTCCTCACACAGAACAAGAGACTGATTGACACGGTTCCAGGAATGCGAGAACAGTTGAACGACTTTGCAGGTACTATTAGAGGTATCGAAGAGACTCGTGCAAAACTAGACTCAGACTTTATCAAATACTCAGCTGAGAAGACTCATGAGTTCTATAAAGTTACTAACGAAAAGGGGCTGGTAGGGGTTATTGATGATATGCTTCGCAACAACGTCCGTGCTGATTCGTACCTTAAAGATATCGAAGACTTTACCCCTGATACTAAAGAGATGGTGATGAACGGGCTTCGTGCGCAGTTCCTCGATAAAGCAGCTAAACAACCCAACAAGACAATGGTTCAGTTCCTTGAAGACAATAAAAATGTGACCAGTAAGTTGTTCGGTAACAATTATATTGCTAACGTGAAGGCTATCTCAGAGGCGACAGATATTTTAAACAAGGTGGATATTGATACCAGACGCTTTGCGATTGACTACTCACGATCAGATGACTTAGAACAAGCCGTTGGAATTAGTTTCCCACAGTTACAATCTATTCTGAGAGATCGAATCACTAATCCTGGAACTAAGCTGGCTATCATTGCTTCGAAGATCACTAGTAACTCTACAGCTACTAAACGTGATGATGCGATGATGCAATTAATGTTACGCCCTGAAGCCTTGGCAGAGTTACAGGCCAAAGCAAAAGCGATTAGAGATAAGAAGTTTACGATGGAAACACCGAAAGAAATTGAAGGCATGATGAATGTGGTGAACCGTAGTATTGCAAAGTCTGCTGTATTCTACACAGAAGCGGCGGAGGCTGTTGCTCAAGAAGAAGCGCCTGAAATCAACTACGACTACTAGACATAAAAAAGCCCCCTGACGGGGGCAACACAGCCACTGGAGAGGCTATTCAGTCTTCGAAGATGCCATAGACATCCCCAATCATAATTTTAAAGAAGGGGATGTTGATGACGTAGCCATCGAAGAAATATACATCCGCTTCATCTATATCTTCCCTAAAGCCTAATACAGGCTGTCCTTCAACTGTTTCGGCTGATAAGCCAAACACATGATGGAATCGCATACTTACCATCCCCAATCATCCCCATCTAGTCCTGATGCGTTGTACTCAGTTACAACAGTCTCAAAGAAGTTATCAAAGCTACTACTAGCAGTAAGAGGCTCAAGCCACGGTAGAGGGTTCTCTTCAACCTTGTAGTTCGGTTTAAGACCAAGCTGTGTAAGTCTTCGGTCAGCAATGAATCGGATATACTGTTTAACTTCGGGCGATTCCAAACCCTCCACAGCTCCCATCTCATACGCCAGATCAATAACCTTATCTTCAAGCTTGACCGCCTGACGTACCATCTTATAGATGTCTGATTTGAAGTCGTCGTTGACGATTCGTGGGTGCTCATCACAGAAAGTCCTAAAGAGTTTTGTCATACCTTCGCAGTGCATCGACTCGTCACGAATAGACCACTGAACAATCTCTGACATGCCTCGCATCTTACCAAAGCGAGAGTAGTTGATGAGCATTACGAAGGCTGAGAAGAGGCTCATGCCTTCATTGATTGCAGAGCGCGCTACAGCCAGTGCAGTCCCTGATAAGCTATTCGTGTCAATATCGGACATGAACTCCAGTTTTGCAGCCATTTGCTTGTATTCTAAGAAGGCTGAGTACTCCTCTTCGGGTAATCCCAGCGTGTCGTTAAGGAGTGCATAGCTACGTTGATGGACGAATTCACGGTTAGCGAACGAAGTAAGCATCGCACGAATCTCGTTGTTCTTGAACTTCGGAATGTAGGACTCCAGGTAGTTCGTACCGACAGCTACGTCGCTCTGTGTGAACAGACGTAGTATCTGAGTGATGTGGTTCTTCTCAACCGATGTTAGCTTATCAGACTTCCACTGAGCTACATCGTCTTGTAGCTTCGCTTCCCACTCTCCCCAGTGTAACTTCTCATGCGAGACTGCATAGTCTACAGCCCACGGGTACTTAAAAGGCTTGTAAGTTGTGCTCTGTTCAAGAACGCTCATATTCTCCACTCTCCAGTTGTGTCACCATTGTATTTAATTGTGTGTTCATTTGTTTTAGTCTATCGATCTCTGTCCGTAAGACTTGAATCTCTGTGAAGCAGTCGTTCAGTATCCGTTTGTTGAACGGGTCACTGTCCTTGATTAGATCAAGACGCTTCAGTAGGTTCGTTGTTTTCTCGTTCATGTGTTCTCCTTTGCATAGGAATACTATGCATAAGTATACACAAATGACCCATAAAGGCATCATCTGTGTAGACTATGTATTATCCCTGACAGCTTACACAGCCTTCATCGTCTTCAAAGTCCTTCAGAGCATTACGGTCTACTTTAGTGCCAACCTTCTCCGCTGTAACACCAGCAGTCGTGCGGAGGTAGTATAGTCCTTTAAGACCTTCCTTCCATGCCTTGAGATGTACCTGATTGACAACAGCCTTATCCGTGCCTGAAGCGAAGAACAGGTTAACGGATTGTCCTTGGCAGATGAACTCTTGTCGTTTACTCGCATGTTCCACGACCCATGTTTGGTCAAGTTCAAACGCTGTTTTAAAAGTATTCCTCTCGCCATCGGATAGGAACTCCAAGTGCTGTACAGAGCCTTCGCTCTCAAGTATGCTTTTCCAAACCTTCTCATTATCTTGTCCGTGTCGTTGTAGTACCTGTTCAAGAAACTTGTTTTTAACGACATGAGCCCCTGCTCGTGTACGATGTGTAAAGATGTTTGCTTTTAAAGGCTCGATGCTAGGAGAGCACCCACATAGAATAGAGCTGTTAGCGTTAGGGGCAATAGCAAGGAGATGAGCGTTGCGAAGACCAGAACCTGCCATATCGGGAGCTTCGCCTCTCTCCGAAGCCAACTGATAAGATGCTTCAACTGCTTGATCCTTTATCTCTTTGAAGACTTGAAAGTTCAGAGATGCTGCCTGCCAAGACTCCCATGCTATTCCTTCACTTTGGAGAAGTCCGTGGAAACCCATTGCTCCAAGACCGATTGAGCGTTCTCGCATAGCTGAGTACACTGCTTTTCTAAGTGCTTCTGGTGCTCTTCGAATAAAGTCTTCCAAGACGTTATCGAGGAGTCTGATAAGGTCTGATACCATTCCGCTGGATTTCCACTCGTGGTACTTTTCGAGGTTGACGGAGCTAAGGCAGCAGACTGCTGTACGAGACTCGTCAGTTGCGAGATGGATTTCGTTACAGAGGTTACTGCCCATAATCCTGAGTCCAAGGCGCTTTTGATGCTCTGGAAGGTTTCGATTGGCAGTGTCGATGAAGTTGACATAAGGCGATCCAGTTCTAAAGCGAGCTTCAAGGATTCGTTGCCATAAGTCGCGAGCTTTGACTGTACTTCTAACAAGTCCTTCATCTGGGTCGATGAGATTCCATTCTGATCCATTTTTTACAGCCTCCATAAAATCGTCTGTAATGTTTACTGCGTTGAACAGGTTGAAACACTTTCGATTAGCATCCCCACCTGTAGGAAGTTTGATTCCGATGAACTCTTCAATGTCTGGGTGAGACACATCTAAGTATGCGGCGTATGAGCCTTTTCGAGTCTTGCCTTGTTTGTAAGCTGTCATCTGGCTGTCGACCACCTTCATAAAAGGGATCGGCCCAGGTGCCTTCTCTGAAATTCCTCGAACGTGCGACCAATGGCCTCCGACACCCCCGCCTTTTACTGACAACCAAGCTACTTCAGCATTGTGTTCAATAAGGCTATCAAGGGTATCGCCAACGTAAGTAAGGAAACAACTAATAGGAAGACCACTACCTTTTCCGTTTGGTTCTGGGGCATTTGAGAGCACAGGCGACGCAAACATAAACCAACCTTTACTAGCGTAGTCATAAATACGCTGTGCAAAGTCAAGGTCACCCTCACAATATGCCACCGAAGCTCGTGCAAAGGCTTGTTGAGGGCTGTCTTCGCTCTCAAGCATGTAATAGTCCTGCATGAGCTTAATAGCTTGGTCACTAAGGCGAGAGTCGCGTTCAACATCAATCGTTATCCCAAGGTGTGTCTTCATCGAATTGTATCTCCAGTGCTTCAAATTGTTGTTCGATAAGGTCGCTACAGCGATTAACTATATCTTCAGAAGTCAGCTCTAATGTTTCCACTAGAGTGACCTCATCCAACTGCGCTAGCTTCTCTTTGAGTTCGTGTAAAGTCATCAGCGCAACCTATCTATTCTACACGACTTCGATGAGCTTGTCAAGATAATGACGAGCCTTTTCGAGATCTACTTGACCGCCTTTGTCAGGATACCTAGCCAAGTACTTGATGACGTTACCACGAAGGTAACCCTCAAATTGCTCTTCAGACATCACAGACTTCATAAAGTCCCAAGGCTGAATAGCTTTATCGACATAATGAGCACCTCCGATCTGGTGCTGTCGAGCCATCTCAGTCAAGTCAGTCATCTAACAAGTCCTTAATAGTTGTGATCGGNTCGGGCTCACGTTCAGGNACATAGATACCCATGTTGATTTCTGGGTTGTTCCCATGCGGAAGATTGAACGAGTAGCCAAACGAAGCCTCTAACGCTGCGGTAATGTCACTCAAGACTTCACCCCATGAAGTGTCGTCATCGTAGACGTTCGTCAAACTAACTTCCTTACCATAGTTACTGATACTGAAGTTAACACGCATCTTGTTGTCTTCGTCGAAGAAGCTCATATCACACCGCCTTTAAAAACTTTTCGTGCTCACCATAGTTTAGTTCTAGCTCTACAGCTATCCCAATCAATGTGTGAATTTGTTTAATAGAGAGTGCATCCTCGTCATACATCAGTGCTTCTTTATCAAGGCTAAAGAGCACAGGAACCGTAGACGAATGTTTTCCTGAGTAGTCGAAACCTACATTACGACCGTCACAACGAACGCCTGTTTGATTTAATCCAAGCTCCGATACAATTGCTGATGTTACTCGAACGATCTGCATTACTTCGTTTACACTAACACTCATTGTACTCTCCTTATAAGGTCTAAGAAGTGTTCGAGGTCTACTACTGCGAGAGGCTTCGAACGATTCTGTTTAATTACTAGCAACGGCTCATAGTCGTTGTGTCCAGTAGCTTGTTCATAGTGTTTGTACACAGCGATGCTCGCCAATGACTTACACTCCACTTGATAAGGAAAGAGCTGACGGGCTGCAGGACTAAGTTGGACATCCTCGCCTCCTGCACCCATCGATGTGCTCCTAACGTCGTCTGGCTCAAGCGACGGGAATCGCTCTAGAACGCCATCACGAACAACTTGCTGTAGTTTTCTGCCTTTAGCTTTTGCTGACTGAGTTTTCATCTATTCTCTCCGTTGGTGGAGTAAACTTATCACCCATACTGCGAAGCATATACAGCAGATGTCCATTCTCTACAGCGCGTTCGTATCCCAACTTATCAACAATGATGTCCCACATCTCCAACTCTGATTTACCTTCGAGGAGGGCTGTCGCCTTTTTCTCTCCGATACGCCAAGCGCCTTGAATGTTATCTACAGCATCTCCAGTCAGGAATTGCTTGTAGAAGAGGAACATCGATTCCTCTGGTGTGAGGTAGTAAAGCCCACCCTTGACAAAGTTAAAGTGCCATCCTGGAACTTGGTTTAAGTCTTTATCAAGTGAGACGATGATTCCGTTCTCTCCCAACTCTGTAGCCTCAATAGCTACAGCGTCGTCGGCTTCAATACCATCCCAGATTGTTGCATCCCAAGACAGTGCGAGGTACTTACGAATCGCTTCGTAGTGCGTAGGCTTCTTGTTGCCTTTGCGATTACCTTTGTACGGTCTTGTTACTGCGTACTCATGTCGAAAGTTGTTTGTTCCTGTTAAGTGAAGCGACCAACTATCACAGTACGGTAGATCAAACATAATCAAGTCTTCGAGGAAGCCAGCAACAGTTCGCATGGCAACCCCTTGATCTTCCGATTCTGTCGCAAAACCGATGCGATAGACTAAAATATCTGCGTCGATGATCGCTTTATCCACTACAGAATCTCGTCGTCGTCTTCTTGGATGGCGACCTGTTCTACATCAGATTCATACTTCTGTAGATCAGTAATGACGAGTTTCTTCAAAGAAGCAGAAACGCCTTCTTTGTTCTTCCAAGTCCATGCGTAAGGCTCAATCAAAGCTACAGCTTTAGAGCCGTTGCCTACGATCTTACCTTCGATCTCATCACCGTCTGAGCCGTAAGCACGAATCTCGTTCTTAGACTTACAAGTGATGTAGTAACCTTTGCCTTCCTTCTGGGCAACACGGATACCCATACCTTCGAGTGCTGATACTGCAGCATCTGAGAGGTTACACAGGTCTACCTGATACTTCTGTGACATGTCATTCATACGGTCAAGGTAAGCCCACATGATGTCCGCTTTAATCTTTACTCGATCCATCTCATTCTCCTTCTGCTCGTTTATGAGATACAACTATTATACCAGTACTTTGTAACGCTTAGTGCGTCTCGTACCAGTTCAGTCCGATCTTCGCTTCAGCATCCACAGGGACACGGAAGTCGAGGATCTCACCTGCTTCTTTAGCAGATGCAACCATGATCTCTGCAACCTGTTCAGCGTACTGTTTAGGCACTTCGATCTGGATTTCGTCGTGTACGATAGCGACCTGCTTAGCAGGGATCTTTGCATACCGTAGGTTCTTGTGGGCAGTGACGCACCACTGTTTAGCTATCGTAGCTCCACACCCTTGCAGTAATGTGTTCAATGCGGAGTGCTCAGAGCGTACTTGAATACGTCCGCCAGTGAGTGATGGGACGTAGCCCTTCGATGCAATGCGTTTAACTTTCTCAAGTAATTCACGCAGTTTCGGTGTGTTCTTATAAAAGTTATCAAGAACTACTCTGGCTTCTTTGTCGGAACAGTCGAGGATGGTTGCGAGTTTTCCGATGCCACATCCGTAGAGCGTTGCGTATACCATTGTCTTCGCCTTTGGGCGGTCGATGCCTGCCGCTTCCGCATTCTTCGTATGGATGTCGCCATTGAGTAACTCCTCAGTCCAGTCGTCGTCTTGCATGTAATGGGCAAGGCAGCGAAGTTCGATCCCAGAAAGGTCGATTCCGCATAGCACGTTACCGTCTTCGACAGTAAACAACTCACGACACTCTTTACCAAACGGTTTGTTAACCGAAGGCACTTGCCCTAAGTTGGGTCGGTTGTGTGACATACGTCCTGTAATTGTCCCTAGAGTATTGACGCGACCGTGTATACGACCGTCTTCGCCTACCTCTTTCAGCCAGGATGCAAGGAGTCCTGCACGTTTCTGGAGCATTAGGAACTCTGCGATGACCTTCGCTTCCTTGATGTCTACATCTTCAAGTGTAGTCTCGTCTACGATGGGCTGACCAGTCTCTGTAAACTTCTCAGGCTTCCATCCAAGAGATTGCAGCCGTTCTGCGATCTGCTTACGACTACCAACATTGAAGTCAGTTACCTTGTCCTTCAGTCGTTTGCCGGTCTTCTCAGACCAACGCTCTTCAACAATCGGTGGGAAGATTGCTTGCATCTGATCTTCAATAGCCGACATTCGATCCATAACAGTAGCGTGTAACACCTGAGCTTTAGGTATATCCAGTTTAAAACCGGCTCGCTCTTGTTTATGACATTCAATGGCAACATTATGCTCCAACGCAATAGACGTTTCAGCATCTCTCCACCTCGCAAAGTGTTCGTTCAAGTGGTTGTATAGACGCACAGTAAGATGTACGTCCTGCTTACAATAGGTAATCATCTCTTCAGTTAGACCACCATCATAGTCTTCGAATTCAATCTTGCCCTGACCGCCAAGCCTTACGCCCCAAGCGCGAAGCGAATGTCCTCCTTCGAGCACGGGACTCAAAAGGCGTGACATAATCAGCGTATCGACCACTTGTGAGCGCCTGATCCCAACATTCCAGTGCTCTTTCAACTTCGGAGCATCGAAGCCAATGAGGTTGTGACCGATGATTTTGTCGTACTCTGCGATCAAAGGCTCTAATGAGTGTGGTTCTGTGTGACATATCACCTCTCCTGTATCGACATCTTCAGTTACACAAAGCCAGATGTGATTGGCTTGGCTGTTCGTTTCGATGTCTAAGACTAGCTTCTTCATTTTGTGTTACCTCTTCAAACAGTTGTAGCATAAGTGATCTGTCAATTTTAAACCAATCGTTGCGTCTGTCTTTAGTTTCAGGATGTGTCGCGAGCATCGATATCAGTACAGCTTCTATGTGCTTGGAGTACTTCGTTTCAAACTGTTTAATAAAATGAATCGACTCCGGAACAGGCGTAGAAGATCGATGAACGCACAAGCGATTGGACATACCTGAAGTAGCTTGACCTATACGATACCAACCGTCGTGTAGCTCGTTCGCGAGGATATATACACAACCTACCTTATCTTGCTCTTGATACTTCTCAAACCGCTTCTCAGTCTTCCAGTTAGTCGTTGTGATATTTACACACGATCTACAAGAAGATTGAAGACCGCCTTTTCCATTCTTGTTAATTGTAAAGTGTGATGCATCTTTATAGTGATGGCATGTATTACATTGCTTATATGACTGGCTCATTGTGATGTCTCCTTATTTATTAAACTTGCAGTACCCCGACGCTCTGCGTAATGGGCTCGCTTTTCCATCATCTTCTCACCTTGCCAATCATGGCTGGGGCTACGATGATCGTTTAACATGTGCTCATAGTATTCGATAACAGTACCATCAGCAAAAGCATTGCCTAAACCCTTAGCCGTATAATGAGCCCAGTCGAGCTGCCCTAACGGTCTGAATCTAGTCTTCTTCTTGGCGATGATAACCTGTTCGTTCAGGATGACACCTCCGTACCGATAGTCTGGGTAGATAGCTACCTGACCAGAGTGCTTCTGGATGTTATCAACTTTCTGTACAACCCATTGCAGTGGAACAGCCATTACAATGCCTCCTCATCTACTTCGGTCATACGACCGGTTGTAAGGCTGTACAGTAACGCACACGCCTTTCCTGTAATACCTGCGAAACGGTTCTTTAGAACACGGACACGGGTAGTATTTCGTTCAGTTTCGTCGTCCGCCTGGCCATTGCGCTCAAGTCCTAGCACCATATCAGACAACTGGGCAATAGCTCCAGAGCCTCGTAGTTGAGCAAGACTTGTTGCTGCCCCTTCCTCGTGACCTTTTGATTCAGGACGTTTGAGGTGAGATACGACGATCAACGCAATGCCTGTTTCTTGAACGAGCATACGAAGCTTTGTCATGATCTCGTCAATGGCTCTACGCTCGTCACCATTCGACTGAGCAGATACGATGATCGAGATGTGGTCAACGAAGATGTAGTTACAGCCTACAACCTTAGCAAGGTAACGGACACGATTAACAATGTTATCCACATCGGAACTACCGAAGTGGTCAAACATGAAGACGCGACCAGTACCAAGGGTATGCTTAAATGCTTCATCTTTCTCCTCCTGCGTTGATGGAGTGTCTGGTAAGTGTAGAGGCTTGTTAGCCGACAGAGACATGAGGGACAGTCCAGTCTTTCGAGTAGACTCCTCCAAGAACATCAGACCGACGTTCTCTTTGGTGTTCTGGAGAATGTGCCAGACAATCTCACGAAGGAACTGAGACTTACCTAGACCGGAACCGGCTGTGACGGTAACCAGTTCGTACTTACGGATACCGTAGGTCAGTGTGTTTAAGCCAGCGAACGGGTAATCACAGTCAGCCTTCTCTAAAGGCTTCATCACCTCATCGTACAACGAGTCGCCTGAGATGATGCCATCGGGAGTCCAACGCTCTGCCCTCCAGAAGATGTTGACGAACTCAGCAGTCCGACCTTCTTCGAGGTACTCACACGCATCCTTCATATTGTTCTGGTGCTTCATGATTCGAGCTTTATGGCTGAACAGTTCTGCACACTTCTGCTGTGCTTCTTGTCCGGCTTCATCGTTATCAAAGCAGAACATCACATGCTCGAAACCGTCGAGCCAGTCGAAGTTTTCTTTACAGTCCTTCAGAGCCGATTGAGCCCCGTTGCGGACGGACACGCATGGAGTCTTGTAAGACAACATCTGGTGACCGGCCATTGCATCCAGTTCACCTTCGAAGACTATGACGTACTTGTCATTGTTACTGAAGTTCTCTTGACCGAACAAGGTTGTCGCACCTTTCCAGTCGCCTTCAATACGAAACTCCTTCTTACCACCAACTCTGACTTTTGCTGCCTGACGCTGACCGAACGGGAAGACGATATCTGTACCACGAAAGCCAACGCCATACTTTTCCATCACATTAACGGACAGCTTACGCGCCTTCAGATCACGATAGATGATCCCTTCAGAGGCATCGTAGTCCTCATTCAACACTAATGCACCCATCTGTATATTTTCCTCAACTTGGTTAAGAGGTCTGTTCTGACCACAACTGAAACACTTCGACCATCCGTTCTCATCGATGGCTCTTGCATCCGAAGATCCGCAATCATCGCATGGTAGGTTTGTTTGAACGAAGCTCATACATGCCTCCAAGAACGACCTGAAACAATGTCGTACACTGTCTGAGGCTTGATGCCGAACTTCTCACCGATGCCCTTCAAAGATAGTGCCTTCAAACGTTCACGAAGCACTTTACCTTCTTCGTACAGCTCCAAGATCAACGCCACATCTTCTTCGGTGACCTTCGCATTATGATGCTTAGACCCCTTGTCAGAT